CTGTAGCCTCCATGTTAAGAGTGCCTGTAATGATAACCCTAATAGGAGTACCAGACTTTCTCCAGCTCTCGATCTTCTCTACATAAGTTAGAGGCTGTTTACGCCCTGCATTATTACTAAAGTTATAATCTTTTGCTGGAAAAAAAGACTTAAGAGAAATTTCTCTTAAGCCTGTATTTCCGATAAGGTTTACATCTCCCACCTGTATTACATTGACAACCGTATTTTTATGAGCTACGGACACCGTGTAATCAGAGGGCTTAACTGGGAGTTGAAACTTATCGCTATTCTGTTGTAACCAAAATTCCATTAAGTATCCTCCTCCCTGTTAAGTCATATTAGGTAACAACTTTTTGAATTTTGCCACCATATCAGATACCACCTTATCGGTATCTGCCTCTTTCTCAATGATTACCGTATCCGCCAATTTTTCAATCGTTACGGATCCGATACCACCGCTCTTAGGTAAATCGCTATCCTGTGGATTTCCTGTACCTCCTGTACCGCCTTTATCATCCTGTGGATCTGGATCTCTATCTATAGGCTTAACATCGCTGAGCTGTACGCCCCTTGTGCTCATCGCCCTATCATATTGATCCGCTTGATTTCTTGTTAAGACTTTCTCGCCTTGATGGAGGATAGCTGGGTAGTTATCATATGGTACTCTATCTTTACCATAGGCAAAACCTAAAGCACTCTTAACCTTGCCTCCGATACCTCCTACAAAGTCCTTAGCCTTTGAGATTGCACCACCGATCTTATCTACAAAACCGCTGATAGCATCTATCGCTCCGCTTATCACACTCGTTACGGTTCCGATCGCTGTTGATACCGCATCGGAGATACCACCGAAAATAGTGGATACCGCATCGAATAAGCCTTGAAATACGCTCTTAATGGTTTCTACGATAGTTGTAATCGTGGAGCTTGCACTGTCGAAAAATCCACAGATACTCTCCCAAATTTGCTGTATATATGGGGCTAAAAAGTTGAACACAGTTTCGATACCAGTAAGGAGCCCATCGACCACTGTTAAAATCAAATCGACCACAGCCGAAATTACAGGGGCTAGAGCCTGCCAGACTGTAGAAACCACTGTAACCACCGTTGATACAATAGTCTGGAATAATCCCATGTGATTACCGATCACAGTAAGTACTTGCTGGATCACATTTCCCACAAAAGTAAAAATAGAGCTCAATGTAGGCATAATAGCTACAATCGCATTTACCACTACTGTAATGATCTGTTGGATCACTGGCATAGCTGTTACGATGATATTAGTAATAGTCTGGATCACTGGCACAATATAAGGGATGATCTGAGATACACCGCTCATAATCGTACTAATTACCTGCCCTACTACAGGGGCTATCTGTTGTACCGCTGAGATAATCGGAGGGATGATAGGTAAGATCGTATTGATCGCCTGTACTATTCCATCCTTAAGCCCAGAGAACATACTAGAAATACCGCCACCGTCTACCTTTACATTAAAAAGCTGATCGAAAATAGCTTGTAATGCTCCAGTATCAATACCGATATTACCCAGCCCTGTAAAGATTGCATCCTTGATAGATGTAAGGAGTGGTAATACATTCTCCTTAATCTGAGGAGCTACCTTTTCTACCGCTGTTCCTATTGCTGTAGGCAAGTTGCTAAAAATCGTCTGGAGCATCGGTATAAAGTTACCGAAAAAGAAAGTACTTGCACTCTCTACCAGCTCTCCCATACTTCTAGCTACTGCCTCTCCATCCCCTACAGATAAATTACCTAAGAGGTTAGTAACGGAGGCTTTCATCATCGCAAAAGATCCGCTAAAGGTCTGCTCTGCCTCTCTTGCTGTGGTTCCTGTGATATTTAATTTATCCTGTATTACTCCGATAGCTGTATATACATCCGCTAAGTTGTTTAGATCGTACTTAGTACCAGTGATAGCCTGTGCATCCTTAAGGAGCCTCTCCATCTCCTCCTTAGTACCACCATAACCCAGCTTAAGGTTATCTAGCATCGTGTAATTTTGCTTTGCAAAGCCTTGATAAGCGTTCTGAATGGATCCCATATCAGTACCCATCTTGTTAGCGTTATCCGCCATATCTACCATAGCTTTGTTAGCAATCTCAGCGGATTTATTTGTATCTCCTGCACACGCACTCAAAAGAGAGGCACTAAATGAGGTAACATTTTCCATATACTCATTAGCGGATAAGCCTGTAGTTTTATACGCTTGATTAGCGTACTGTAACATCTTATCTACCGCTGAGGTATCTGTGCTACCATCGCTATTAGTCTTTGTGTACAGCGTTTCAATACCGCCTATACTTTGCTGTAGTTTAGCTCCCTCTCCTAAAGATTTACCCATAAGAGCTGTAGCTCCTGCTCCTGCAATTCCTACAGCGATTGTTACGCCTTTTGCAAGGCTCTTAAGTGTACTACCGATCTTACCCAGTACAGCACTAGCTCCATCCTTTACCGCTACCATAGCCTTTACAGACATATTACCGATGGATTTTAAGCTACTGCCTATACCGTGGAGGATCTTACTAGCACCGTCTTTTACTGCTATCAAAGGCTTAGCTACTACCTTACCTACGGATTTCAGTACACCGCCTACCTTACCCAGAGGAGCACTTGCTTTATCCCTCAGAGTAACAAAAGGCTTAGCTACTGTTTTCCCTACGGATTTTAGGGAGTTCCTAACCTTTGTGATCCCTCTAGTGGCTCCATCCTTAATAGAGATAAAAGGCTTAGCCACCAGCTTTCCTACTGTTCGTACACCTACCCTTATTTTATTTAATCCAGATGTAGCTCTATCATGGATCCCTACCGCTACAGAGGTAACTCTATCTCGTAGCCCACCTAAGGTATTTTTGATTTTAGCTAAGCCCTGTGAGGCTAGATCTCTGATCTTTACGATAGGAGTAAAAGTAGTGGCTATCTCCTTAAGCCTCTGCTTAATCTTTCCTACTGTACTAACCGTGAGATCCTTTAGCTTAATCACTGGAGAGAATACCTTTTTAGTAAGATCCTTGATCCTCTGGGTTATTCTCTCTACCTTTTCTGTGGCTTGATCGTTTACCTCCACTCTGGTTAATGCTCTTACATTACCCAGCCTGTGTACTCTACTCTCTACCTCACTGATAGTAGGAGAGGCATTATCCTCTACCTCCACCTCTGGAGTAGCTGTGGTAGTATTGACGGTATCTAAGGTATCCTGTATAGCACCAATAACCCCAGAGGCGTTATCCTGTAAGGATACCTCTGGGGATACTGTTGTATTGCCTACATTCTCTACAGTCTGTCTAACGCTCTCTACAACTCCAGAGGCGTTATCCGTAGCATTGATAGTAGCATTAACCCTTGTACGCCCCATCTGTTGCATACTCGCATTAGTTTTATCTACCTGCTCCGAAAATTCACGCTGTAAACCTAGATTTTTCTTAAGGGTAGCATACATATTATCTTTTAAGTAAAGTTTTGCACCAAACTCTACCGCCATATATGCCACCTCCTCTATGTGAGTAGATTGATATTGTACATAACACTCTTACTCTTATCTGCCCTCTCCAGCTCTTTGTTATTATCCTCTATCTCCTGCTCATAAAAAGCCTGTAATACTAAGAGCTCTCCTCTAGGCAATTTGTAAAATACAGATGGGAGTACTCTACCGTGTTTCCAGTAGTAGTACATCATCTGGGTAAGCCCATCTGTACTTATGAGTTTTTTACTTCTTTAACCGCATTATCTCCGAAACCTGCCAGCTCAGAGATCTCTCCGTAAATCTTAGCGATCTCTCCAGAAAGTAAGATCGCTCTTACCAGATCCTTAGGAGTAGATACCTTAAACTTACTCATAAGCTCCTTATTCTTGAACATTGGAGCACCTGTAGCATCTACTACGCCCTCGATTACTGTAAAGAGCTGGAGCTGGGTAATATCAATATCTGCATCCTTGCCCTTTACATCAATGCTCATATCCTGTATCTCCTCAAACTTAGCTGGAGTAATCGCCTTAATAGTGAGGATAAACGGAGCACCGTATACCTGTGATAATCTGGTAATTTCTACTTCCTTAGTAGGGAGCTTAATCTCTCCTACATCGGATCCTAAGAGGAGATCTAAGATATTAACCGCCTCTTTCTTTTCTGTTTCCTCTGCCTGTACTGCCTCTGCATTTACATTCTTTGTAGCCATGTTATAGCCCTCCTTAATTTTTCATATAATAAAAATAAGGGGAGGTTTTACCCTCCCCAAACTGCACTCTTATAACTCTTACTGAGGAGTAATCTGATCTAAGTACTCGTACCCTGTAAAGGTAAACGGAGCCTCTGTTTCAAGAGGTTTCTGAGCCTCCCAATCAAAGAGAGTAAGATCATCCATCTGTACTCCTGTGATAGATACACGCTCTGCACCGTAAGCATCTGGATCCGCTAACTTACTGATAAGCGTAAAGCGTACATCCTGCTTATTTCTAACCATGTTAGCTACCTTAATAGCCATTCTGGAATTTACCTTGTGCATAGTAAGAGATCCTGTACCCTTACATCCGACAACCTTGTTATCAGTGAAGAAAGTACCGCACTGTTTAATCTCCTCTTTTGTAAACTCTACCTTTGCCTGTGCCTTATAGCACTCTCCTACATAATCTCCGTCTAACCAGAGCTCTCCAAAGGTACCGTTACAAATTCGCTTTGTTTCTACTGCCATCTGTAATTACCTCCTTAATCCTTATTGATGAAAATATCTACATCCTCGATAGCATCTAAGATAGAGATAGTACCCTTAAGGAATACATGAGAGCCTGTATTAGCCTCCTTAATAGCCTGCTCATCCATCTCAGAGGTATCTACTCCGATACTCTCTAAGTACTGTTTCTGCTTAGCTACATTGATCTCCATAGTAGAGCTGTCTGCCTTAAGCCAGCCCTTACCGCCCTCTGTAGCCTCCAGCCCTCTAAGGTAGCCCTTGATAGCTGTAATGAGTAAGCACTTGTTATCATAAGAGTTACTGTAGTTACCGATGTAGCTCTTGTTAATAGTGCTGTAAATATCTCCCTCAATCTGATCCTGTATAGCATTGATCTTGATTTTCTGGAGATCCGCTGTTTCTACCTCTGTAACTGTAGTGAGAGAGTTTACACCTCTTGCAATTACAACACGCTCTCCATCGTTATAGAGAGTGAGCTTACCAGCATCAATAGCGGTATCTACTTCCTCATCACTATCTACCAAAGGGATAGCTGTTACCTCAGTAAGAGGCTTATAGGTAGCGGATACTCTGAGATCTAAGCCAGCTAACAAGCCAGCAATTCTACTACAGTACTCCGCCTCTGTGTACTGCTTTTCTCCTACCTCGATCTTATCTGTAGCGGAGCTGTTTACTACCTCAAAGTTAATAACGCCCCTGCTATCTCCAGCGGTCTTAGGGAGTACTGCTACAGGTCTGCGTACAGATTTCTTTCTGATACCCTTAACCCATGTAGCCAGCTTAGTAGCCTCCTCTGTGGTAAGATCTGGAGCTCCTACAATGTAATTTACTTTCTGTGTAGCAAAATACTTTGTAGCCTCATCGTAACTCTCCGCTGTTTTATCCATCGTGTAGATAATTACCTTAGATGGAGAGCCGATAAACGCCCTCTCAATATAAGCGGTATTCTCTGCACTAAAAGCACTATCTCCAGTAGGGATCTCATCCACACTACGGAGCACCATAGCCCCCTTATTTTTGGCATCCTTAAGCATGATACCTACAATGCCTGTAGATCCGTTCTGGATGGCTGTTACCGCCTTTTTGGAAAACTCAATAATAATATCTGGTAATCCCATTGTGTATTAACCTCCTATCCGTTTGTTACTGTCTTTGTTTCAATATCCACATCTCCGATAAGCTCATAGTTATCCTCTACAGGTACATCCTCTGTAAAATTGAGAGTGATCTTTACATATAAAGCCCC